TACTGCTTCTGGGCCTCTTCCAGGGGGGTGACCAGGTTGCCGGCGGTGAAGAAACGGACCCTGCGGCCCTGGCGACAAGCCTGTGCAAGGTGTAAACTGCGCGAGTGATCCGTCGTTTCGGAAGCGGACGCGGGTGGAAGTGGGTCGGCACGGTCGTATGCGGGCTCATCCTCGCGCTGCTGCTCCTGAGCGGGCGTTACCGCCTCTACCTGACGACGCGCTCGGCCTACAACCTGGAGGTCATGACCGGGGCCATGACGTTCCAGTGGCTGGATCGTGACGCGCGTGGCGAGCGCACCGGACCCGTGGCGCAGTTCCACACCACGCGGCGGCCCGACCCTTACGATCTGTCTGGCTTGCTGCGCTGGCCGCGCTACTGGCCGCCAGGGATTCGCCGCGTGCAGTCCGGCTCAGACGTCACGGACGTGTGGTACCTGGACGGGTACTGCTCCATTCCCGGCTGGATGATTCTGCTGGTCAGCGCAGCGCCGACCGGCTGGCTGTGGTGGAAGGATCGCCGTCACACTCCCCCTGGCCACTGCCAGAAGTGCGGCTACGACCTGACGGGCAACGTTAGCGGCCGGTGCCCGGAGTGCGGGGAGGCGGTGCCGCGCGAGCGCGCCGTGTGAGACCAACTGCGACACGCCAACCTCCGCCGCAGCAACGCGTTACGGACCGTAGTCTCGAAGTCTCACGTTCTGCGGCCCACGGCCGCCAGCGTGGGGACGTGCGCGCCCGGAACTGTTGCACCTCCTACCACTTGCCACAGTCGCTGATCTCGAAGATGCTCGTCATGGGCGGGCCCACTGCCCTCCGGCTGGGTCACTATTCGAGGACGAACAACCCCTGCGTCTCGTACACGCTCTGGAACTCCGGCTTCACCAGCGCCCGGCCCAGGGCCATCACGCCCGCCACGATCCCGTCGATGCGCTCGAAGCTCTTTTTCTTGCTGGGCTTGAGATTCCCCGCCGCGTCGGTCTCCACCGCCACGTTCGAGGCCATCCAGCGCAGCACGGGGTGGTTCCCATGCCGCAGCTTGCCGCACAGGACCAGCTTCTCCCACTCCTTGGTCGGGGCGGTCATGTCCTTGAAGCCCTGCCCGAAGGTGACGACCGTGAACCCGTCCCCCTGGAGCTGCACCGCGAGCTGCGTCGAGTTCCAGGGGTCGATGGCGATCTCGCAGATGTGGAACTTCTGGCCCAAGGCGTTGATCCGGCTGCGGATGCGGTCATAGTCGATCACGTTGCCCGGCGTCAGCTCCAGCAGTCCCTGGCGGGCCCAGGTCTGGTACGGGACCCGGTCACGGCGCTCCCGCCGCTCGGCATTGTCCCCCGGCACCCAGAAGTAAGGCAGCAGCGTCACCCCGCCATCCTCGTCCCGAAAGAGCAGCACCAGCGCGCTCACATCGGTCGTGGTCGACAGGTCCAGGCCCCCGTAGCAGTCCCGCCCCGCCAGCTCGTCCTCGTCGACCGGCGTGGCCCCACACGCGTCCCACTGCTCCAAAGACAGCCAACGCACGTCCTGCTGGGTACGCAGGTTCAGGTGCAGCCGCTTGAAGGTGTTCTCGTAGGTGGGCGTCTCTTGGGCGCGCTGGCACTCCCGGCGGAGGTACTCCGCGCTGACCGAGACGTGCAGGTTGGGGTTGGCGCGGGCCCAGGTGGCCGGATCGGTCCAGTCCTCCTGGGGACCCGCCTCGTAGATCACGGGCAGGAACGCCGGATCGGCGAACACGCCGTCGCGCACCTTGAGGGCGTAGGCGTACTTCTCGTTGCAGATGGATTGCCGGTCGTAGTCGGCCGTGGTGATGTAGATGATGAGCGGCTGGCGCCGGGCGCCGGTCGCCGTGGTCAGCACGTCCACCAGCTCGCGATCGGGCTGGGCATGGAGCTCGTCGATGATCACGCCGTGGGCGTTGAGGCCGTGCTTGGTATAGGCCTCAGCCGAGACCACTTTGAAAACGCTCCCGGTGCTCTCGACCACGATGGCATTGGTGTAAATGCGGCTGCGACGGGCCAGCGCCGGCTCGGCCAGCACCATCGTCTTGGCCGCGTTGAACACCAGCCGGGCCTGCTCCCGGTCGGCCGCTGCGCAGTAGACCTGCGCCCCCGGCTCCCGGTCCCCGAAGGTGAGCAGGTTGCCCAGCCCGCCGGCCAGCTCGCTCTTGCCGCACTTGCGGGGGACGTAGATGAACACCTCCCGGTAGCGCCGCATGCCGTCCGAGCGCTTCCAGCCAAAGAGGTTTCCGACGATGGCCTGCTGCCAGGGCTGGAGCGCAAAGGGCTGGCCCCGCCACTCGCCGGCGGTGAAGGTGAGGCACTCCCGGAAGAAGTCCACGGCCCGCTGCGCAGCGCGCCGGTCGAAACGGCAGTCCCCGGCCGTCGCAAAGGGGTCGTACCCAGGGATCAGCCGCAGCACCTCATCCGGTATCGAAGAAGCGTTCCTTGGCATCGAACTCCGCCGCCGCCGGGCGACCGACCTGGATGCGCGTCCTGGAAGACGGGGTCATCCCGAACTCCTGCTCCAGTCTCGTGAGCTGCTGCGCGAGCTTGCCGGCGATCGCTACCTGCGGCCACTGCTGCAAGCACTTGACCTTGCCGGCGTCGTCCTTGATGGGATACATCTCGCCATGCTGGTCGATGAAGGCCTCGGCCTTGCGCCAACGCCCCCACAGCCGGCAGTAACGGGCCAGGGCATGGGCGTCGATCCGCGTCAGCACGTGCATGGCCTTAAGCTGCGGCACCAGCTGCCGCCAGACAATCTGACCGTCCTTGTCCAGCCAGTCCGGGCACCGCGGAGTGCCTGCCGGTCCCTGGGCTTCCGCCTGTTCCCGGCGCCGGGTGACCAGGGTGCTGCCGCGTAGCTTCAGCGTGGCCGTGGGAGTCGGTACCGGGCCGCGTCGTCCCATGCGTCAGCCCTCCTTCCCCGGCGCTACCCCCCCTATAGCAAAACCCTCGAACACGCGCGTGAATGGCCGCCCGCGTTCATCGCCCACCTGCGTAGCTTTTCGACCGGCTACCCCCCCTGCGGTACGTCGATTGCCGAATCCGCCGTCGCACAGCGCCGTCTTGCGCGAGTGGCAGCGAACACACAGCGTCTGGAGGTTGGTCGGGTCGTCGGTGCCGCCCGCGCTGCGCGGAACGATGTGGTCCACCTCGGTGCCGGGCACCACGACGCCGTCTGCGGCATGGAAGCGGAACGGGTCGGCACAGAGCGGGTGCTGCCGCCGGAACCAGCGCGCCAGGCGCGTCCAGTCGCGGTCGTAGCCGCGCGCCGCAGCCGAGGCGCGTGGCACCGTATGCGCCGGCAGCGTGGTCTGCGGGACAGCTCGATGTCGTGGCGGTCTCTGCGGCATCGCGGTTCGTCCTGGTCGTCACCTGCATCTTACGGCCCTGTGCGGGACGACAGTCCAACGTCTGGAAGGTCGTCGAGGGAATCGTCGTACTCTAGGAGCACCTTGAAGCGCAAGGCGCAGGCGGCGTTGCGGCACAGAACCCACCACAAGGCGCTGCCGTCGCCCTGGTCGGCGATGCTGCGGTACTTGTGCAGCCGGACGCCGCCGCAGGCCGGGCAACGCGGGCGCTGGACTACGACGGTCACCAGCCGGCGGCGCTGGGCACGGGCCATCAGGCCGCCTCCCGCCACGGGCCGCGTGGGGCCGCCCCACGGCCGCCCTGGCGCGTCCACGCTACGCGCCGGCGGGGTCGGGTCGCCCGGGCGCCGACGAGAGCGCTCTCGCGGCGCTGCTGCCCGCCGACTCGGACCTGCCGTCGAGGAATGCGAGAAAATCTCGACATTCGGGCCGTCACGCCTTGCTTTCCGGCCAAGACGAGCGACTCATGAAGGGGTACGCACGGCGCGTACCAAACGGAGCCACGACGGTGACGACGAAGAAGACGAAGACGCAGGTGGACCTGAAGAGGATCGACGAGCTGGCAGCCGCGGCCGAGCGCTGCTTGGCCGAGCTGCGGGCTCTGGGCCGGCGGAACAAGGCCCGCCAGGCGGTGGTCCAGGCCCGCTACGCCGACCTGGGCGCTCAGATCCGCCAGGCCTTCTACCGCTAAAGGAGCACGACCATGACGACAAACCGGAGCAACGCGAACCATGATGAACGCCCGGGCCAGACGCCCGGCGAACTCGGCATCCAGGCCGCCCAGGCCGCTGCCCGCGAGGCGGCGGCCCGGTTCCGCGGGTGCGTCCACGAGGAGGCCAACGCCGACATCGGCCACAACAGCGCCGGCGAGCGCGTGGTCCGCATCGGCCTGACCTACACCCGCGGGACGGCCCCGACCAGCACGACGCTGGTCCTGGCCCTCGATACCGCGATCACGCTCCGCAACCGGCTCGACGGGCTGTTTGCCGCGGCCGGGATCGACGATGGCGATGACGACGAGGACGTAGACGACGACTCGCTCGGCACATGCACCGCTTGCGGCCGCAACGACTGCATCTGCGACGATTGACGCCGCCGAAACGCGGGGCTGCCCCGCGTAGCCCGGGCGCGTGAGACCCGGGTCTGACGAGGCCAACACAAGGAGACGGCCATGAAGAAGGACGAGATCAAGATCGGGCAGTGCTACAAGGCCAAGGTGAGCGACCGCATCGTGACGGTGCGGATCGACTCCACCAACAGCCACGGTGGCTGGAACGCGACCAACACCGCCACGGGCAAACGCATCCGGGTGAAGAGCGCCCAGCGCCTGCGGCGGGCGGTGACCGAGCGCCGGGCCCTCCGCGGTGCGCCGGCCGGCCAGTCGCCGGTTGGCGCCGAGCCGGCGGATGATCCCCAGGTCGCGGTCGAGGATCGTGCCGAAGCGCGTACCGAAGCCGAGGCCAACGCCGCGGCCGAGGCTGATGCCAAGCCCACGAAGAAGACGCGGGCCAAGAAGGCCGCCGCCGAGCCCAAGCCGAAGCGCGTCAGCGCCATCGACGCCGCGGCCCAGGTTCTGGCGGAGACGGGCAAGCCCATGCGGGCCAAGGAGCTGATCGAGGCTATGGCCGCCCGCGGGCTGTGGACCAGCCCCAACGGCAAGACGCCCGAGGCCACGCTGTACGCCGCCATGCTTCGCGAGATCACCACCAAGGGCGCGCAGGCCCGCTTCCGCAAGGCCGAGCGTGGGCTGTTCGCGTTCAACGCCGCGGCAATGGCGAAGGCGTAAGCGATGACCGCGACGCGCAACGAGAGCTTCGAGGTCTTCGACGGCCACCTGGTCCGCAAGGTCGTCCCGGTCCGCGGGCAGCCGTACGAGCACAGGT